GGGACTAATATGTTTATAGAAGAAGGTGAAGTAGCATATACATACATAAACGGCAAGAAGGTGCCGGTTGTAAAATGTGAAACAGAAGTAGTTTTAAGAAACAAAGAAACTAATTACGAGTATGGTTCTGATCAAGAAGCAGAGGATGACATTGCAAATCCAAATACTGCTACACAAAGAGAACATGTAGTTAGATCTGTAAAAATTAAAGTAGCAGCGATGCCACCTTTAGGTGCAGCATCCGATGAGGATAAGGAAGAATAATGGCATTAAGTCCATACGATCAATCAGTGTACGATGCAGGGTATAAATATATACCTCAAAGTAAGTTTCTATTAGATCCGTTTCGAATACCTACAGGTAATGAAAACGAAGTACCTACTGGTATAGCTACAACTTATCAAGCACAGAACATGGGTGGTGGAGGTGGAGGTGGAGGATCTAATCCGTTTAATCCAAACATGAATCAGATAAGAACTGATTTTAGACCTGACTACGATTTTAGAGCTTACCAAGATTTTGGTGTTACAAGTCCAGATCAACTTACGACAGAACAAAGAAAAGAAATGGACATGAACCAAGAATATTATTACGACCGTCCATCTCCTATGCAACAAAAGATAGGTGGTCTAATGAATTTTATTCCAGGTGTAGGAGCATTTAAAAAAGGTGCTGAGTTTATTGGAGGTTTTCTTAAAGATAAATTACCAATAAACCAAAGAGCTATTTTAGAAAATCAATTAAGAGGTTCTGGTGTTTTAACTGATGACATCGGTAGAATAGTAGCTGGTCCAGGTGGCTACAATACACCTGAAGGAATTATGGCTGGATATAATGCAGCACAAATGACCGATGCAACTTTTGATAAAAGAATAGATAGAATAAGTAAAACACTTGGAGATAAAGCATTAGGTGGTAAATACGGTATAAGTGCATCAGATATACAGGGTATACTTGATGGCACAATTGATGAAGATGAAATAGCAACTAAGTATGGAATAAATACTAACCTTATCACTAACTTAAGAAATATAAATTTAGCAAAACAAAACTTTTTAAGAAAACAACAAAAAGCAGAAGAGATAGCTGCATTTAAAGAAAAACAAAGAGCATTTAAAGATGCAAGAAATGCTAGAGACAGTGACAATGATGGTGTACCAGATTATGTAGAAGATGCAGGTGGATCTTATGATGGAGGAATGCATGGTGCTGAAGGTGGATTTGAAAATACGGGCACAACTACTAGCAGTGGCGGTGGCGGTGGCGGTGGTGGTGGTTATAGTGGTAAAGGTGGTGGAGCAGACATGGGTGGTGGATCTCCAGGATCTAGTGGTCCAGGTGGTTCAGATGAGATGGGTTCATTTGCTTATGGTGGTAGAGTTTATTATATGGACGGCGGACTAGCCGATCTTGTAGATATTTATGATTGATTATAGGAGAAAAAGACAATAAAAAGGTAAGATTATGGCAATTTCAAGAATGGATATGGAAAGACAACTTAGAGCTGGCGGTGGTATCATGACACTAGAAGAGCCAAGACAGGGGTATTTCTTAGGTAAAATTGTAAAGAAAGCTAAAAGAGCTGTTAAAAAAGTAACTAAATCACCATTAGGTAAACTAGCTTTACTGGGTGGTCTAGGTGCATACGGTCTTGGTGCTTTAGGTGGTAAAAGTTTTGCATTAAAAAATGCTTTTAATCTAGCTAATATGAAAGCAGGATTAGGAACTATTGGAAGTGCTTTTGGAAGTAAAGGTAAATTAAGCACACTTGGAGATTTATTTAGAGTAGGTGGTGAAGCAGGTGCAAAATTTAGCGTACCTAGAATTTTAGGTGGAGCATTAGCAGGGACAGCAATCGCTGCACCATTCTTTATGGGTGGTGATGACGAAGAGGATGTAGTAGAAGAATCATTTACTGGTCCTATAA